GACCGCATGACGGTTGACCGTGACGAGAACGGTCAGCTGTACTACGAGTACCGGGTCGTATCGGAGGATGCGCCCACCATGAAGGGTAGCACGGTAAGGTTGAGTCCCTCCGATGTTCTTCATGTGCCGGGACTGGGCTTTGACGGTCTGGTCGGTTATTCGCCTATCGCTATGGCGAAGAACGCCATCGGCATGGCGATTGCCTGTGAGGAGTACGGAGCCAAGTTCTTTGCCAATGGCGCTGCCCCCAGCGGTGTGTTGGAGCATCCCGGAACGCTGAAAGACCCGTCCAAGGTACGGGAAAGCTGGACTGCGACCTTCGGCGGCAGTTCCAACTCGAACAAGGTGGCGGTTCTGGAGGAGGGCATGAAGTACACGCCCATCTCCATTTCCCCGGAACAGGCTCAGTTCCTTGAGACCCGGAAATTCCAAATAAACGAAATCGCTCGAATTTTCAGAGTGCCGCCCCACATGGTCGGTGATCTTGAAAAATCGAGCTTTTCTAATATTGAGCAGCAGTCCCTAGAGTTCGTGAAATACACACTCGACCCCTGGGTGGTTCGGTGGGAGCAGTCCCTTCAACGGGCGCTCTTGTCGGATGAGGAGAAGAAGGTCTACTTCTTCCACTTCAACCTGGAAGGTCTGCTGCGAGGTGACTACCAGAGCCGCATGAACGGCTACGCCACCGCCCGTCAGAACGGATGGATGTCCGCAAACGATATCCGAGAACTGGAGTCGCTGGACAGAATTCCAGCGGAGGAGGGCGGCGATCTGTATTTGGTAAACGGCAATATGCTCCCCCTAAAGGATGCTGGTGCTGCTTATAACGATACAGGGAAGGAGGAAACGGAAAATGAAGAATAAGAAGTTCTGGAATTGGACGAACACCGCCCCTGGTGCTGAGAGGGTCCTTGAAATCTACGGCACTATTGCGGAGGAGTCCTGGTATGACGATGATGTCACCCCCCAGATGTTCCGAGCGGAACTGTTCGCTGGTTCTGGCCCGGTGACCGTCTGGCTCAATTCCCCCGGTGGGGATTGCGTTGCCGCCAGCCAGATTTACTCCATGCTCATGGATTACACAGGCGAGGTGACCATCAAAATCGACGGCATTGCCGCCAGTGCCGCTTCGGTCATTGCGATGGCTGGCACCAAAGTCTTGATGGCCCCCACCGCGCTGATGATGATCCACAACCCCATGACGATGGCATTCGGTGACTCCACGGAGATGCAGAAAGCCATTGAAATGTTGGACGAGGTCAAGGAGAGCATCATCAACGCCTACGAAATCCGCACCAGCCTGTCTCGCTCCAAGCTGTCCCACCTGATGGATAGCGAGACCTGGATGAATGCGAACAAGGCCATTGAACTCGGCTTTGCGGATGATGTTCTGGAGGACGAAAAGCGCACGGCAGACGAAGCCCCGGCGTATGCGTTCTCCGCACGAGCCGCAGAGGTTTCTCTGATGAACAAGCTGACCCACGCCGCAAAGCCCACCGTGGCTGGTGCGGAGAAGCCCCCCGCTGAGAGCGGGACACCAATTGCCGATCTCGAAAAGAGATTGAATCTGATCAAACCTTAAGGAGGAAACGATTATGAGCAAGATTAACGAACTGCGCGCCCAGCGCGCCAAGACCTGGGAGCAGACCAAGGCTTTCCTGGACTCCCACCGCAACGAGAAGGGCATCCTCTCTGCCGAGGACACCCAGACCTACGAGCGGATGGAGCAGGAGGTGGTCGACCTGGGTCATGAGATCGACCGCCAGGAGCGGCTGGAGGCGATGGAGCGTGAACTGGCGGCTCCCGTCAACACCCCCATCACCGGCAAGCCCGAAAACACCAAGGTGGATGAAAAGACCGGCCGTGCCTCCGATGCCTACCGCAATGCGTTCTGGAATGTGGTGCGTAGCGCCCACAGCACCCAGGAAATCCGCAATGCACTGCAGGAGGGTACTGACTCCGAGGGCGGCTATCTCGTCCCCGATGAGTTTGAGCGCACTCTGGTGCAGGCTCTGGACGAAGAGAATGTGATTCGCTCCCACGCCCATGTGTTTACCACATCTTCTGGCTCCCACAAGATTCCCGTGGTTAAAACCAAGGGTACCGCCAGCTGGATTGACGAGGGCGGCGCATACGGCGAGAGCGATGATGTGTTCGGTCAGGAGCAGATCGACGCCCACAAGATCGGCACCATCATCAAGGTCTCCGAGGAGCTGCTGAACGACTCCGTGTTCAACCTGGAAGCCTACTTCTCTGGCGAGTTTGTCCGACGCTTCGGCAACACGGAAGAGGAAGCCTTCCTGGTCGGCGATGGCTCCAAAAAGCCCACTGGCCTTCTGAATGCCACCGGCGGTGCGGATGTCGGTATCACCGCAGCAAGCGCCACCGCCATCACTGCGGACGAGGTGATTGACCTGTTCTATAGCCTCAACTCTCCCTACCGCAATAGCGCCATTTGGGTGATGCACGATTCTACTGTCCGCGCCATCCGCAAGCTGAAGGACTCCAACGGCCAGTATCTGTGGCAGCCCGCTATTCGTGAGGGTAGTTTCGACACGCTGCTGGGCAAGCGTATCTACACCTCTCCCTTTATGCCCACCATTGCCTCTGGCAACAAGAGCATCCTGTTTGGTGACCTGTCCTACTACTGGATCGGTGACCGTCAGGGCATCACCTTCAAACGGCTGAACGAGCGTTACGCCGATTTGGGGCAGGTCGGCTTCCTGGCCTACAAGCGTCTGGATGCCAAGCTGATTCTGCCCGAAGCCGTCAAGGTTCTGGCGCAGAAGAAGTCTGCGTAAATTCGTGCGGCGGTCTGCTGATGATTTGGCAGACCGCCGCCTATTCTGATGGGAGGTGGAAAGCTGTGCTGATAACCCTGGAAGAAGCGAAATTATATCTGAGGGTGGATGCCGATGACGAGGACACGCTGATTACCAGCTTGATCGAGTCCGCTGAAAAGCTGTGCATGGATGTTGCCCGTCTGGACAACGAGGCATTGGTGGAAGAAGCCGCTACGACTAGGATTGCAGTCCTATACACCGTGGCGTACCTCTACGAGCATCGAGAAGAAGCCGACCACCACGACCTGGTTCTCACGCTGCGGTCGCTGTTGTTTGGTGTGCGAAAGGCGGCGTTCTGATGGATATTGGCTCCATGAACAGGCGTATCACCATTCAGAAACACACTACGGTGGTTGACAGCATCGGGAACCACACCTCTGAATGGAGCGACTTCTACTCCTGCTTTTCCTATGTCAACCTTGCGTCTGGCCGAGAATACGGCTCTGCGCCCGACACTGTTTCGGAGGACACGCTGGTGTTTACCGTCCGCTGGTGCAGGAAGTTGAGTGGCATCAACAGCAAGGAGTACCGCATCGCCTACGGCGGTCAGGACTACGATATCACCATCGTTGATGATGTCCAGTTCAGGCATGAAAAGCTGAAGCTGACGGCGAAGCGTGTGGAGAGGAGGGCTTCCAGTGAGTAAGTCAATTTCGGTTGACAAGATGGCTGACGCTATCATGGAGGCCCTCAACGAGTACAAAGAGGTGACCGATGAGGTGGTCACCTCATCCGTGACCAAGGTATCCAATGAGACGAAAAAAATCGTCCAGTCTGGCTCTCCTACAAAGACTGGTGGGTACAAGAAGGGCTGGGCGGTCAAAAAGACTTCGGAGAAAAGCGGCGAGTTGACCATCACGGTATACAACCGCAGGAAACCTGGTCTGACCCACCTTCTGGAGAAAGGTCACGCCAAGCGCGGTGGCGGTCGTGTTGCCGCAAAAGTCCACATCGCCCCCGCCGAAGAGTACGCCATCTCAGAACTGGAATCCCAAATCGTGAAAGGACTGAGTTGATGTCTTACGAAGAAATCACAGCAATGCTGGCAGAGACAGGGCTTCCTTTTGCGTACCACCATTTTGCGGAAGGTGAGTCCCCAGAGCCACCGTTTCTGGTGTATCTGATACCCGGCAGCAATAACTTCTCAGCAGATGGTCAGGTGTGGCTGAAGGTCAAGCAGCTGGATATCGAACTCTACACGGACAAAAAGGCACCTGACTTGGAGAACAAGCTGGAAGCGGTGCTGGATGCCCGTGGGCTGTTCTACAACAAGGACGAGACCTGGATTGAGTCCGAAAAACTATACGAAGTGCTTTATGAATTGGAGGTTTGATTTTTATGGGCAATAAAGTCAAATACAATCTGAAAAATGTTCATGCCGCCAAGCTGACCGAAACGACCTCGGACAGCGGCGAGACAACTTACACCTATGCGTCCCCCAAGGCGATTCCCGGTGCGGTGAGCATCAGCCTGGATGCCGAGGGTGACACCAGCCCCTTCTATGCGGACGGCATCGTTTACTTCCGCTCCGTAACCAATAACGGCTACAGCGGCGATTTGGAGATCGCACTCATCCCTGAGTGGTTCCGCACCGAAATCCTCCAGGAAGCCCTGGATGCCAATGGCGTACTGGTGGAGAACAGCACCGTTGCGGAGAGCGTGAAGTTCGCCCTGCTCTTTGAGTTCGACGGCGATGTGAATGCCATTCGCCATGTCCTGTATAACTGCACAGCGTCCCGACCCTCTATCGAGAGCGAGACAAAGGAGGACACCATCGAACCCGGTACCGAAAAGCTGTCCATCACCGCCGACCCTCGTTCGGACGGTCTGGTGAAGGCCCGCACTGGCGATACCACCGATGCAAGTTCCTATGCCGCCTGGTATAAGGCGGTCTACACCCCTGCCGAGAGCAAGGGCTGATAAAGGAGGTCGTAAAGGATGATTTTGAAAGAGATCGAGATTTGCGGGAAGAAGGTACCGTTCAGATCTTCCGCAACTATCCCCCGGCTGTACCGGGCGAAGTTCAAGCGTGATATTTTCAAAGACCTGTCCAAGCTGGAGAAGTCCTACAAGGGCAAGTCCGAGAACGGCGATGAGTTCCAGATCGAGGATTTGGAGATTTTCGAGAATGTGGCCTATGTGATGGCCTACCACGCCGACCACACCATTCCGTCCGACATTGACGAGTGGCTTGACCAGTTCGATATGTTTTCCATCTATGAAGTCCTCCCTCAGATTCTGGAACTCTGGGGTGAGAACATGATGACCGAGGTGCAAGCAAAAAAAGGGCTGGCAGAAGTGAGCGGGAAATGACCACGCCCCTGTTCCTTCTGCGCTGTGTAGAAATCGGCATTCCCATCCATGACCTCGACCTGCTCACCATTGGGCTGGTCGTGGATATGTGGACGGAGAAAGCCAACGATGGCGTGAAGTACAATCGGGTCGCAACACAAGATGATTTCGATAAGTTCTGATTCTGGCGCATCCAGCAGTGGGTGCGCCTTTTACATAGTTTGGAGGTGAGGAGCATGGCAAGCAGAATCAAGGGAATCACGATTGAGATCGGCGGCGATACCACAGGGCTGGACAAAGCCCTGAAAAGCGTTGACAGTTCCCTTCGTAACACCCAATCCAATCTGAAAGATGTGAATAAGCTGCTGAAGCTGGACCCGACCAACACGGAGCTGCTCACCCAAAAGCAGAGTCTGCTGAAAGATGCGATTTCCTCTACGAAGGACAGATTGGAGTCCCTCAAGACGGCGCAGGAGCAGGCCAAGGCGCAACTTGAAAGCGGAGACCTCGGTCAAGATAAGTACGATGCCCTCCAGCGGGAGATCATCGAAACCGAGCAGGAACTCAAGAAGTTGCAAGAGCAAGCTATCGAGTCCAATGAAGCCCTCTGCAAAATCGAAGCCGCTGGTGAGGCGTTGGAGTCGGTGGGCAACACCATCTCTGGGGTGGGACAAAAGATGCTCACTGCCACCGCTGGCGTGGCCGCCCTCGGTACCGCCGCTGTGAAAACGACTGCCGACTTCGATTCCTCCATGAGCCAGGTACAAGCCACGATGGGCATCACGGCAGACGCCGTTTCCGAGGTGGATGGGCAGTCGGTCAATACGATGGACACCCTCCGCGCTCTTGCCAAACAAATGGGGTCCGAAACGGCCTTCTCCGCCAGCGAGTGCGCCGATGCCCTCAACTACCTCGCCTTGGCCGGTTACGACACACAGGAAATGTGCGATACGCTCCCCACCGTGCTGAATCTGGCTGCGGCTGGGGGCATCGACTTGGCAACTGCGTCTGATATGGTCACCGACGCTATGTCCGCTCTGGGCATGGAAACCTCTGAAGCTGATACGATGGTTGACCAGATGGCAAAGACCGCTTCTAAGACGAACACCTCCG